GAATTATTCTATAACCTGCGAGAAGTCCGTTATCTCCTCCGGTTGTCCAATCTTGTTTAGACCAAAGGCCTATCTCAGTCACAAACAGATAATTCTTCCCCGGTTCTCTGAACTGAGCTAATGCCCCTGCAGACACCATCGCACTGAAAACTACATCAATTGTTTCGGGATACTCTGCTTGATACTCGGGGACTACATTTCTAAATGTAACTGGTGACCGCTTGAAACCGCTTGTGATTAGCTCGCAATTTATTGTACTAGATTCTGCTCTGTTAGTGAACATCGGGCCTAAACCTGCATAGGCTCTGTTATTCATCATCGCTTCATTGTATCCATCCGATCCGAAGCCAGGGCACTTATTCATGTAATCTGTGAATCGCTCTTCTTCAGTTCCTTCTACAACGCCGATACCTGCAGGTAGATGTTCGTCATCTTCGTCCTGATTGATAAGACCCATAGTACCAAGTGATATGTACTTAGGGATCCAAGGGTCGAGCAATTCTCCTTGGCCATTGAGCCCCTCACCTGCAAGGTAATGACCAATTCCGGTTAACATAGAATTAGTAGCAGCGTTGTGCCCCTCGTGTTCGGATACAACGCTACCAGTGATTTCGTCTATTATTCTAATGCACACATTGTGCTTAACGCCTAAATTCTTTGCAACATTCAGTACGCTCACGAATGGTACCTCACAGAGATTTCTTTGTTATCTCTGATATAGAAGGTTACTCTGTGGACATTTCAGAGCCAAGCGAAAGGTTGCCACCCATTGTGCCCATTACATTGTTGCCTGAACTTGCAGCTGTCGGCTGAGTTTCAACTTCATTATACATTGGCCTTGTTGCATTCTTTATGTAATTCTTAGGATACGACAATGATACTGACGGGTTACCTGAACCAAGCATGGATGCTGTATTTGGTATAAGCGAATTGGTCACATGTTCAGAGTTCACCATCTGCAAAGAATATAATGTCCTGAGGCCCGGATTTATGAATGCATTCGGATATCTTTCATATGGAATGTTTCTATAATATGTAGGATATCTCTTCTGAATATCTTCTCTGCCTCGACTGTCAACCATTCTTTGAAGTTGAGCGTAATCATTCTTTCTGTAGTGGCCAACATGCGTAGGTCCAATATTCATTCCAAGACTTCGGCTATCAGCAAGTCTTGCATCAACAGATATCTTCGTTCTAGCATCAGCACGTACACCCGATACCTGGAAGCAATACATACCTACAGGTCTAACATATTCAATGCATGCATCTATCGGCTGTTCTTCTGAGAAGTATACTATATCAATATATCCTTCATCGGGATGTGCTGTAACGTATGCAGAGTTGACAGGAATTGATGTGTCTTCTAATCTGTCTACAAGCGCATCATCCTCTTGTGCATACTTATTTAGATTAAACTGTGCAAGATTTGTCTCAGCTGCGATCATTATTCCTGTTTCAGATCCTCTGTTATATATCATTGACATGAAATATAACAATATGAGCCGATTGAATGCAGGAATGAATCTGTCGTCATATTTGAATCCCATTGTTTCGCACAACAACCACAAGAGATTCTTAGGGCATCTTTCAGGGTCAAGTAAGCTGGTTATATTCTCTGTGTCGTACTTGACTTTTGACAAACATTCGCTAAACCATGTTAAGAAGAACCTGAAGTCTATGCTTTGTTTGTACACGTCAGGTACAGGTATATCTTTTAATCGCATGTCGCCTCCTAGTAGTTAAGTAAGCACTCAGGTGCAATAACTATATCTTGATCGACTTGACTTGAAGGGATATATCTTGCGAAGCTAATTATATTCAAGTAGTCTGGGTCGCAATCGTCAAAGACGATGACATTATTAGAAATGGAACCTGCATCAAAGTATGATATGTTGTCATCTGCAGACTGAACAAGCTTCACTATCTCCATTATATTCGGAACTTGACCAAATTGTCTGTTTGCAGGAGCATAGTAAATAGACAGGGCTTCCTTGACATTAGCAACAATCATGTTACCTACATCCTTGCTTACAGGGTTCTTTGTGTATATCTTGCCCACTATATGGAAATTAAATATTCTAGCGTAGCCGAATTCTATCTTGACTCCCACAGATTTCAGAGGTTTATAGTCTGCCTCTATACCATATATGAACTGTGTCGGAGGCTTGTACCTCATGAAGTTAGTTGAGTTGTTCATCTGAGCTTTGCTTATCTGGCCCTGCCCATATGAACTGTTACTAAAGTCATTATGTATTGCGAAGCACATCGCTGTGTTTGTTTTGAAGTTGGATGCAAATACAAACTTCTGAGGATCGGAAGGATCAAAACCGAGATCGAGAACTGTGCTCCAATCGTATATCGGCTCGCCTGCAGGGAAATCATAATTGGTTATGTATAACTTAGATTTTTGTGCAGGCGTGAGGTTAGGGTCATTAAACACTGACATGTTATATTCAAGTGCCTTCTGGCAGTCTATAACCACTCCGCAATCTACACCAGGCTCTCTATTTAAGAATCTATTGTAGTCTGGAAGAGTAATCAAGCTGTCCCAAGTATTGATATAGTTTCTGCTATTCTTATATGCTTCTGCAGCAGTTTCAGGACTTGCGCCTGTTACAACATGCGTATGAGGCAACTCAACTGTGTTAGATAAGTTCGATATAGTTATGTCGCCAGATTCGAATGTAACTGCTTGAGGTTTAGCAAATAATAGATTGGTCAGAACATCTTCACCAACGCAACCAATTACGCCTGAGCAGTCTATCCAGTAGATAACTAAATAGTTGCTATCGTAATTTTCAAGCTGATTCAGGTAGTTACTTACAGTTATTTGTGCATTAGAGTAGTTATCATATGTAACTGCGAATCTAGGTTCTGGTACAATGAATTCAGCAGGATTAGCACACTGTAGCCACTGCGTCTCTAAGAATTGATCTGCTGTTAGAGAGGATTTTGCTTTCACCCAGACAAGTGATGTATCTACATGCTGAGACGGAAGCGTGATTATGTAGTTGTTAGCTTTGACTTGCTCAACAGATACTGTTATGCTTCTTAGCTCGCCTTCTACTGCAACTCTTGTAACTGACTCGCCATCTTTAAGTGAAACTACATCTGTGTCTGCAAACACGTTTGCAAACTTTGTTATAGTATTTCGTGTTGCACGGCTATCAGAATCGCCATACTTGTTAGTCATCGGAAGTATGTTGTATGTTATTACTCGAGATGCTGCAGTTATATCTGTGTAAGCATTGACCGTGCAGAAGTTTGCGCCGTTGAAGCCAAAGTCAATGACCATTCCAGATCCGCTGTTGTTTGTGAATGTAACTTCTGTAGTAGCTGCTTGATACCATCCGAGATCATATCCGATGAGACCAAACACCTTCTCTGCATTTTTTCTCTGTGTTACAGATGGACCGAAGACCTCGTTGGCTTGTAGGTCCAAGTTTATCGATAGCATATCACCTACAGAAGCAAGAAACTTGCCAAGAACAACACCTGGATCTGAGTCTGCTTCAGGTTTCCAAACATCCGTCATGGAAGGTACGACTGACCAGAAGTCGTTCATGATTGAAATATAATCTCTAGATGTATACTTAACTAGACCCCTTTGAATTGAATCACTCATATTGAATCTCCTTGTAAATCTAGTAAGCTGTCACCAATATGTAAGGTGAAAACAAATCAAAAAGCACAGCAGAAACATATGAGTTTCAACTGTGCTCTGCGTATCTTCCTATAACGATTGGTCGTGTGATTAATCACGCCCTAATTCATGATCAGCATATCCGAGCTCTAAGAAGATATCTTCAGTTACATCTGTAAGACGTCCATTGCGATCTTGGATAGCTAAGAACTGATCACCTTTAGGAGTTTCGCATAACATTACTGTTTGATACTTATCGCTCAAAGGCTGTGAGCCTGTGTATGCCATGAATGTGTCGAAAATATATCCCTCGAAATCTTCAAATGCTTCTGCAACACTTTCTTTAAGTTCATCTATTGTGCAGCCCATGTCCCAGCACACTTCAGTCTCAGATATTGGTTCGTATTCTTTGAACCACCAAGTGTCGAGATATGCATCAAGGTCAAGTTCCTCGATGTCCTCTTCCTCGAAATCGTCTACAAAATCATCTGAACATGTAACAGGTTTAGCATCTCTGCGTGTTATCCTCATATCTATTCACCTCAAAGATATTGAAGGTTAGTCTTCCCACTCATATATCTTACTAGGAAGGCTATCACTATAAGGGTAAAGCCCCTCGTCTTCAAATGCTTCGAGCATCGGCTGCTCCTCGAAGTACTGAATGATGTTAAATGACTGAACATCATCTACAAAGTAATCAGGACTGCACCACTTCATTGATAAGCTATCGTCTGTGGGATATTCTTTACCGCATACAAGTTCGACATTGTACGTGATGTAGCCTTGGCGACCGTTGACGCCCTCTTGGACGTCAGCGATGCTTGCTTCGTAGATCATTGTGTTATCTTCATTGATGAAATAGACGTTCTTCATGTTTGTTCTCCTTACTTCATCTTGTGGATCAATGTACGGTGATGAAAGCATTGGATGCTATATCCTCCGGCTCCAATCGTCTTGACCGATGCAGTACCATCTGTGCCGATTATGTATCCGTTGAGATCTCCTTTAGCACCTACGCTTAAGTTAGATGCATCTGTGATAGTCCCAACTATTGAGCAAACACGATCGAGAATGAAATCGTACTTTCTCTTCTTCTCTTCTGCAACTACATGTCTCATATACTCATCGTATGACTTTTCATGGCCGATAAACTGTGTAACATGTGTCCAAGCCTGCCTGAAACGCTTGCGCTGCTTATCATCTACCTCTTCAAGTTCGTGATATGCTGCGTAGTTAGGATCAGCTTTGTCCCATCTTGCTCTATATCCAAATGCTTTAAGTTCTTCGTTGATCCTGCTGTATTCTGCTTTATATTCCTTGTAAGCTTCTAAGTAGCGATCAAATTCACTTGTGTAAAATTCGATGCAATTCTGTTCCCAGCGATCTAAGAACTCTGTTATTGCAGGAACATTTCTAGACGCTGCTTTGTTATTCTCTTCTTCAAGCTTTGCTTCATACTCTGCAAGAGCTTTCTGCGCAAGTTCTATATCTCTTGATGTTACTCTGAAGTCGTAATCACTGTAGCTGTAAGGATTGTTAAGCTCGTAGTTGCTTTCTTTAGCCTTGAGAACTCTCTCCATCTTCTTGTTGAGCTTCTCAAGTTCTGCTCTCTTACCGGCGATTCTCTTCTGAATATATTCTACTGATGCCATAAGGTTTGTACCTCCTCGATAAATGACATTTCCTACTTGTTAATTATATTATATGGGTCTTTTATAGATTTGTCAAGGGGGTTCAGCAGATTTTTTAATATTCTTCGTAAGGATCATAATCTTCGTAAGGAATTTCGCCCTTATCTGCATAACGTCGGAGCATATCTTTCATGTCAGATGCGTTATATGCTTCGAAGCTAACATACTTGCCATTGTAAGTATTAGTCTTGTTAGGATCTATAGGATATAGCTTGACCTGATAGCTATCAGAATACTGACCAGGATTCTGTATCATCAATGTCTTCATTCTACCTCTGATAGATCCTGGAAGTGAATTGAAGAACCGCCTTTCACGTTCATCTAAGAATGAAAGATCTACTTGTCGATCAATTGCGTCTGCTGTGCTCTCTTTGAGCTGTTTCTGCGTCTCGTGTTGAGCGATGATGTCATTTATCTGCTTCGTGATAGAATACAATCTATCATATACACGAGTGTATGCATTGTTTTTAATGTATGTAAGAGCTTCATCCATTGTCATTGTAGGAGTAAAGACAAACTTTGCTTCTACATGAGTCATGTTGCTAGAGCCTTCACCCCATGTCAGCCTTGAACTGATGATGCAAGACAACTTGTAGCTTGTCCTGTCTGTGCGGATCGTAGGTGTGCCGAATAGCCAGCCATACTTGCCTGTAAGTTTTGCAGTTATCTTATTCCAGTTTGCTGTGCAGGCTTCGCTGACTGCTTGAGTAAGCACTCGCTTGTTGTCTTCCGACCAGATATCGGATTTAGCAGCATGCTGATGGTTGGTAACATATACCTTCTTGACGAACCAAGGTCTACTGTCCCACGAATCTACTACTTCGCCATCTACAATTGCAACCAGATGCGAACTTAATGAAGTATCTGCTTTCTTCCCTACTTCAAGTATATATGATCCTGTATTGTACTTGTCTGCGAATTCGTTTACAGTTGTGCTTTCGGACATCTCAGGATCAAAATCATATATTCTCTTTCGATCGCCTCCGCCGTAGTGCTTTATTACCTGAGAATATAATCCAGGCACGTTCCATGCATCAAATCTAAGCCGCTTTGCAAACTCATTTAGATCTTTGCTTACTGCAATATACGATTTATCAAATGCATAAGAAATAGCCCGCTTGACACAGTCCGGCGAGCTATTACCTGCGTTATTTGCGTTATATTTTAATAAGTTTGCAGACGTTACTTTACTCATGCTGAACCTCCAACATATGTGTGACCAGTATTATTGAAGGTTGGCTATCAATCTTCGTCTGACTCCTTAACACCTCTGAGAACATAAGATAAAGATCCTTTTGCAGGCTCATGTCTCTGCGATTTCCATACATCTTGAAGAACAGATAATCTTTCATCTGCTTCAACTGGATCCACGAACACTGTATCGTCTAGGCACTTATTGCTAAAGAGATATGTTCTCTGCCCTCTAAGTTCTAAACATGTGAAATACTCATCTGTTATGCTGTGAACTCTCACAGACTCAACAGACTCAGTTGACTTTCTTACCCAATATACAAGTTGACCTTTAGTTAATGTGCTTTCTTCCATCGTGTTTGATACCTCCGTGTATATGCACATTAACGATTCAAGGTATGTCAACGCTACTAATGTATATGCGAAGGGTAAAGAGGATGGAAGTGTGATTGGTAGTATTGTTACTGGTTTGCTGCAAAGCGGCGCAAAAGATATAAGATTTACTAACCTTACTAAGAATAAAAAGTACTTGTTAGTATTTTGGACACAACAATTCTATAATAGTGGACAGTCTATAGACGCAAAATCTGGCTGTACAGTACCATCTTACTCACCACTACTTCAATCAATATATCCTGAACAAATAGCAGTTGGATCTCAGTATCATTATTTAGCACTATATATCCAAATTTTTACAGCAACTGATACGACAGCAGTACTTACATTAGGTGCTGGAAGTCTAGGCGTGATGGATAATCCTAAAGCAATACCAATCGGATAATTGTAAGAGAACAACTCAAGCTATAACACTTGGACACGAACATGGATAACTGAACCATACAAAAGGAGGATATCAAAATGTCATAGGTTTTGTTTTGTAGTAACATTTTGGTGCCCTCCTTTTATAATATATTTAGGTAACTTTTCGAACATGAAGCATAAACTATGCAGATGTGGTTTTAATTTACTGACACTAGTACCGCGCGCTATAGATGCCGCGTGTTGCTTTAAAATAATTAAATAGCCATAAGATATATTGTATAATTTACAGT